AGTATGAGTGTGCAAACGGTTTCTACAGGATACGTCCCTAGAACCTTGCAGAATGAGTTGCACGGGCTTACGGAGATGTACCGCTTCCTAGTCCTTGTGTGCCACAGACGCTTTGGGAAGACGGTTTTTGTGATTAACGATATGATTGATAGAGCTTTGCGGAATCCGATGAAGAATCCGCAATATGGGTATATAGCGCCCACATACGGACAGGCTGAGAAGATTGCGTGGGCGTACTTCAAAGAGTATACACGCTGTATACCCGGAGTCACTACGAATGAGCAGAAGCTTAGACTCGTGATACCCAGACCACACTTGGGTGATACTGTGACGTTTTACTTATGTGGTGCAGAGAATCCCGATGCGCTCAGGGGGTTGTACTTTGATGGAGTCGTATTGGATGAGTTTGGAAGTATGGACCCACAGATTTGGTCATTGGTTTTGCGATCTGCGATATCTGACCGCTTGGGTTGGGCCATGTTTATTGGAACTCCTAAT